AGTTGTTTCCCGTGTCTTGGATGGCATTAGCAAAGGAGCAAAGAGAATGAGGGGTAATATAAACGGTGTAATAAAAGCATCAGCTATTGTAGCTTTATTGATAGTTGCACCACCTATACTGATAGCCATGACATATGATGAGTATCCTAAGTATTGTAAGCTATCTATTTTGCTACCATGTATAGGAGTTAAGGATGAATCAATTGATTAGACCTATGACTCAAGAGGAAAGAGAACGTGCAAAGGAGAAGCAACAAATGAATACAGGATCTATGAAAACAGAAATTGCATTATACAATGCAATGCTACGTAATAAATTAACTTTAAAAGAAGCCATTGATGCTATGGATAATCATGCTAATGATAAAGATTTTCAGAAACACCTTGACGATTACTATAGTAGTGAGCTATATATAGCTGACGATTTTGATTCTATAACCCCTGATTTTTAGGAAAAACATGAAACACTTAACACTCGACATAGAAAACACCGTAACCAAACGAGATGGTAAACTACACCTTGATCCGTTTGAACCTGAGAATACTTTGGTTATGGTGGGTATGCTAGATGATCTTGGCAACGAGGCTATAGTGACATTTGATCACACAGAGCATCTACCCACTCAAGAGGGAGCACAGATAGTACAAAAACTACTTGATAGTGCTCCCTTAATTATTATGCACAATGCTTCACACGATCTTATCTGGTTGTGGGAATCTGGCTTTACATACAATGGCCCAATTTTTGACACCATGTTAGGTGAGTATGTGTTACAACGTGGACAGAAAGAACCTCTGTCTCTTGAAGCATGTGCAGAAAGATATGATCTTGATACTAAGAAACAAGACACGATGAAAGAATATCTAAAACAAGGAGTGTCAGTTAGAGATATACCATATCAGGAATTACAAGAGTATTTATCTGCTGATTTACAGTCAACACAACAGTTGTACTTACGTTTGCAGACACAGTACGAGGAATGCAGTTCACTGGAAGGAACAATACGATTGACCAATCAGCTTGCTGTACACCTTACTCGTATATATCAACGAGGGTTTGCAGTTGATATGTCTGTACTTGACGAAGTTCGCAAAGAGTTTACAGAAGAACGGGATACTCTTGTGTCTAACCTTGAAGCACAAGTACGTGATTTAATGGGAGATAGACCCATAAATTTAAATAGTCCAGAGCAGTTATCTTGGGTGATTTATAGTCGTAAGCCTAAAGATAAAAAAACATGGCCTGACAAATTTGATCAGCACATGGATCAACAAGATGTACGATATCAAGTACGTAATAACAGTATACCTTTGTATAAACAAAAAGCAAAGCAATGCAATGTGTGTAAAGGTAATGGAAAAGTACGAAAGGTAAGGAAAGATGGAACACCATACACAAGACTTAATAATTGTACTACGTGTAATACCAGTGGCTTTACTTTTCTGGATACTAATGAGATAGCTGGGCTTATGTTTGGTGTTGATAATCCTAAATGGATTAGTGCAAATGGTTTTAGTACAAGTAAAGATAATATTGTATACCTTGAAGGTATCGCACGTGCCAAAGGAGACTCAAGGGCAGAGCATTTTCTTTCTAGTGTTCGTAGGTTATCTGCAGTAGAAACGTATCTATCTAGTTTTGTAGAGGGTATTTCTACATTTGTTAAGCCTGATGGCAAGCTTCATGTTAGGCTATTGCAACATCGCACAGGCACTGGCAGGTTGTCAGGGGCTGATCCTAATATGCAAAACATGCCACGTGGTGTTACGTTTCCTGTCAAACGTGTATTCAAATCACGATGGGATGGTGGCTCAGTAATGGAAGCTGACTTTGCACAGTTAGAATTTAGAGTGGCAGCATACCTATCACAGGACAAGACTGCCCTTGATGAGGTGGCTACAGGTTTTGATGTGCACAGTTATACTGCCAAGGTTATCACAGATGCTGGTCAATCTATCAGCAGACAGGAAGCCAAGGCACACACATTTGCACCTTTGTATGGGGCAAGTGGCTTTGGTAGAACCAAGGCAGAGGCTGCTTACTATCAGCAGTTTACAACCAAGTACAGTGGCATTGCCAAGTGGCATGAAGCACTAGCAAAAGAGGCATTGAGTACAGGCAAGATTACTACCCCATCTGGTCGTGAGTTTGCCTTTCCTGATGTACAACGTAGACGTTATGGAGGTGTGACATTTTTCACACAGATAAAAAATTATCCTGTACAATCGTTTGCAACTGCTGACATTGTACCTATATCTCTGATATATATAGATAAAATGTTAGAGATAAATAAATTAAATAGCTGCATTGTTAACACAGTACATGACAGTATTGTTATTGACGTGCACCCAAACGAAAAGGAGAAAGTTCTTAAAATTATTAATCGTACTAATCAAGTGCTTACGTCTTTAATAAATAAACGTTGGAATTTAGACTTAAATGTACCTCTATTATTAGAGGCAAAAATAGGTCCGAATTGGCTTGACACAAAGGACGTAGCCTGATATAACTATACACCTGTAACAAAAGAAAAGGAGATACATATATGACTATGGTAGAAACATTTAACACTTCAGATTACAACGCAATGGCAGCTACTCTTGGGATGAATGCCGATAATAAACCATCTCGTGATAGCTCTAACCTTGCACGATTACGTATTAATCACTCAGCTATTATGGGTGAGCAAGAAGTAAACGGTAAGAAGGTAAAGCTAGAGGTTGTAGCTGGTGGTACATATAAGTTAGAGATACCTGATGGACCTACATACTATGCAGAGTCTGCAACTATACGTCCGTACATGCAAAGGTTTATGTACAAACGTTTTATAATGGGCAATGAATCTGCACCTAATCGTTACGTTAAGACAGTTATGGCTGACAACCTGAATATTGATCTTAAAGATAATGATGGTGGCTTCAACTGTGGTAAACCTGCTGGATGGATTGAAGACTTCAAAGCTTTACCTCAGAAGACACAAGATTTAATTCGTCAGATTAAACGTGTACGTGTAATGTTTGGTACTGTTACATTAGACAATCCTATGGACTTAAATGGTAATCCAGTTAATGAAGATCTAACTGCTACTCCCTTTATATGGGAGATTGAAAATCGTGATGCATTTAAAATGGCGGGTGGTATCTTTACTAAATTAAACAAGATGCGTAGACTACCACCAATGCATACTATTAAATCAAATACACAAGAACGTAGCTTACCTAATGGTAATAGCTTCTTCTTACCTGATTTAGAGTTAGATATCACTAATTCATTGGAGTTAGATTCAGAAGCACAAGAAACACTTACAAACTTCTTGGCTTGGATTGCAAACTATAATGAGTATATAGCTAACTCATGGGATGAAAACGTAAGTAAACATGAGGACATTCCATTTGATGATGTAGATGATATTATTGATGCAGACATGGAAGATTTTGCGTGATAAATCATCCAGCAGAATTAAAGATACATCAGTATCTAGAAAACGCAGCCAATGGTAAGTCAGAAATGTCTGATGAAACCATTGACCGTGTTGCTTCCGATATTGCTGCCGCACTAAAACGACAGTTTGGGTCAGGCAATAAACGTAAGGAGTTTAAATTAAGGATGTCCAACATTGGGCGTCCTACTTGTCAGCTTTGGTTTGATAAAAATAAACCAGAGAAAGCATTACCTAAACCAACTACATTTGTAATGAACATGATGATAGGAGATATAGTTGAGTCGGTATTTAAAGCAGTTCTCACAGAGTCAAATGTGGCTTTTAAAGATACAGATACAGTTAGTCTTTCAGTGGGAGACATTGATAATACTTATGTTTCAGGTTCTTATGATCTTATTATAGATGATGCTGTTGATGATATTAAATCTGCATCTGACTATAGTTACAGACACAAGTTTGACTCATACGAATCTTTAGAGGAGAGTGATCCCTTTGGTTATATAAGTCAACTTGCAGGATACGCACGTGCAGCAGGTAAAAAACTTGGTGGATGGTGGGTAATAAATAAAGCAAGTGGGCAGTTTAAATATGTTAAAGCAAAGACAGATGTGAATAAGCAAATGAATAAGATTATTGATACAGTTAATACTGTAACTCTAAACGATTTCAAGAGATGTTTTTCCCCTATACCTGAAACGTTCAGGGGGAAAGCAACTGGTAACTATATACTTGACGATAACTGTAGATTCTGTGACTATCGTTTTGAGTGTTGGCCTACTCTTAAAGAGTTACCATCTAAAGTATCTAAGGCCAAGGTGCCACCTATTGTGCAATACATAGAAAAGGAGTTAGCATGATCGAAAATAATGAAATTAAAGAACTGCAAGAAAACATTATTTCAATGGAAAAAGAACTTGCAGAGAAGAAAAAAGTATTACGAGAAGCAAAGTATGCAGGATTACGTACAGCTATGCAAGCTCGTAAAGACGCAGATGAAGCTGTGAAGCAGGAACTAAAGGAGTTGGGATTATCAACTACATCCTTTGGAATACCTCTTGATTTTAGCTGGAAGTTCTAGTGGATCAAAAACAGTTTAAAGCTGCTATGAAGCAGGGGTATAGGAGTGGTCTAGAGATTAAAGTCAAAGACTTTTTGAGAGAACATAAGATACCTATCAAGTACGAATGCTTAAAGATTGAGTGGGAAGACTTGATGTATCGTACCTATACCCCTGACTTTATTTTACCTAATGGTATTATCGTTGAGGTAAAAGGCAGATTTACTGCGGGAGATAGACGTAAACATGTGTGTGTTAAAAAGCAACACCCTAAGTTAGACATACGTTTTGTGTTTGAAAACAGTAGACGTAAGCTAAGTAAAGGTGCTAAGACTACATATGCTCAATGGTGTGACCGTAATAAATTTACATATTGTGATCGTGTTATACCGCAAGAATGGTTAAAAGAAAAGGGTAAGAATATGCATCCAGACTTTATTCAATTCCCTTTGAAAAAAATAAAGAGAGGTTGACATGGGTACAGTATTTCAACAATTTGACGATAACGATATATTAATAAGGCTATCTCCATTTGTAGATAATAAAGGAGAATGGACAGGTGAATTACTTGTAGGTATGTCAAGTTCAGAAGACAATGAACTATCAGAGAATGATTATTTTCATATTATGCAATTAGGTTCTATGTTATGTGCAGCCGTTCCATTAATGGAAGAAAGTGAATCTTTTAGAAAAATGCTTTACGAGTATACACAAAATGTGATAGAAAAAGAAAAGAAAGAAAATAAAAAGAAAATAGTAGAAAAGCAAGATAACATAATAAAAGTAAACTTTTAAAGGAGACACACGAATGGCAGACAATGTAAACAGTCCAAAACACTACAATCAATCTGGCGTTGAATGCATTGATGCTATTCGTGCAGCTACAGATGATGGTCTAGGTGGCTTTGAATATTATTTACAAGGTAATATAATAAAATACTTGTGGAGATATCGATATAAAAATGGCTTAGAAGATTTAAAAAAAGCACAGTGGTATCTCAACCTATTAATTGAGGAACATGATGAAAGTAAAAATATTTCTAACAATTGAGCTTGACGAAGAGGATTATCCTATACCTGTAGATGGTATGATAGAAGAAGATGTGGATGAAACTATACGTAATCTTATCCATGATGTAGACGGTATGACCGTTAAATCTGTAAAAATAATAATGGAGTAAATAATAATGCTAGAAAACTCGACTGAAACATACGGACCAACACTTAATATATCTAAAGAGATACACTCTATGAAGTATCGTGGTAAGAATGAATCTTTTAAAGAAGCTATGAAACGTGTAGCTGAAGCACTAAAGGATGATGAAGCACACTTTTTAAACTTTAAAACTATATTATATAACCAAAGGTTCTTACCCGCTGGACGTGTACAATCAGCAATGGGATCACCTAGACGTGTTACCCCATACAATTGTTTTGTATCAATGACTATTGGAGATAGTATGCATGGTATCATGGAAGCCGCTACAAGGGCCGCTGAGACTATGCGACTTGGTGGTGGGATAGGGTATGACTTTTCTACTTTACGTCCACGTGGGGCTATGATACGCAGCCTAGAGAGCAAGTCCTCTGGGCCTGTATCTTTTATGAATGTATTCGATGCTGTTTGCGGTACAATCTCAAGTGCAGT